GTGGCAACTGGACAACCATGGTGTGGCTCGTGTAGAGGGCCACCGCGTCGACTATGTCGTTGACGGCAAGCGGATGAGTGGGGACATCAACACCGGGCTAGGCAACTGCCTGCTCATGGCCTGCATGGTCATCGCGTATTGCGAGTCGGTCGGGATTAAGTTCCGGCTGGCTAACAATGGCGATGACTGTGTGCTGTTCTGTGAGCGTGGTGATCTGCCTAGCCTTGCACGGCTTGATTCCTGGATGCTTGATTTCGGGTTTACACTTACGAGGGAGGAGCCGGTCTTTGTTCTAGAGCAGGTGGAGTTTTGCCAAGCGCGACCCGTGCAATGCAGTACGGGTTGGCGAATGGTACGTGATCCCCGCACAGCTATGAGCAAGGACTGCGTCTCCCTCCTTGGGTGGGACTCGGAGCAGGCATTCCGGGATTGGGCTGGTGCCATAGGTGGTTGTGGCTTGTCTCTGACCACCGGCGTGCCCGTCTGGCAGGCATGGTATGAGCGCCTCGTGCGCATCGGGCGAGTTGCGTCAGAGGGGGCTACTGATCGGGTTTGGGACTCAGGTCTTGGATACATGGCTCGTGGAGTTCCTGCAGCGGCGGTGGATGACCAGGTGCGCGTCAGTTTTTACCGCGCATTTGGCATCCTCCCTGATCTGCAGGAGGACCTCGAGGCTGAGTATTCAGGATCTGTGAGCCTTGCCCCAGCGGCCCCCATGACGTTTCCCGACGTTGCGAGCATTGATAGAGCTTTGAACCCTTTAGCAACATGGCTAAGCGCAAGCAGATGAACAATAACCCTGTCACGGGTGGAGTGCGCAGGCGTAGGACTACCGGCCCTACGCTTGCCCCTCGTGGTAACAGCACCCTACTGAAGTACAATACGATTGGTTCTAACGTGACCACAGATGCTACCGGCATAGCTTCGACGTCTCGTCGGTTTATTCCGGGTTACCCTGTTGGCTTGACCAATTCTGCTGGTGCTGCAGTGGCCGCTGCGTACAGTACTGGGAAGTTCCTTCCCGGCACTCGTATCCGCTGGGAGCCTAGTGTGTCTTTCACGACTTCTGGGCGGGTGTTTGTAGGTTTCACGGACAATCCTGAAGTGATGGTGGCATTTGATGGCTTGAC